GTCTACTTCATTAGTGATGTTTGTCATTTCTTGTACACAATCACTTTTTTGGAAATTGGCAGGGGATGATTATCCTGATGAATTCAAAGTTGTGCATTTTGATGGAATGACCTTTGATGAAGATCCAAATCGCCCCAAGATGACTCAGGCAACTGAAGCTACTGTTAAGACATTGGCAAATCCAACAATGTGTGTTTACACTCAGGTAGAATTCACTTTCAAGAGAGTGCGTGATACGAGTGGGTTCTTTAGTTTCTACTTGCCTGATGGCTACATGAGCGTGTGGGAAGTCGAGGTATTAACATTGCAGGGGGAGTTTGATTTGAGGTTGGCAGACATGTCATTTTATCAATCAAATGCAATTGAAATACCTATTAAAGAGACCATGGTTCTTGCACAATTAAAGTCAAAGTTTTTGAATATTCCGCAGTACAACATAAATTCTGATGTGCGGTTGATTGAACCATATGTTGTTGCGAGAATCTTACATAATTTGTGCATTTTGCCAAAGACTTCTTTAAACGCACGCGCAGCAGAGAAAGAGCTGGCCATACTCTGCTGTACGGATACAGGCCAGGTGAATACAGCCTAACACTCCGACCTCTTGCCAAGGACGTTACATTGCTTCTGCATCCACGTCGAGAAAAGGCGAGACCAGTTGCTTTTGGTCTAGAACAGAAGTTTGTTAACGTCGAAACTGGACAAATGGATATGGTACCATTTCGTCCCGAACGGGGTACATTAGAGAGTGAGTATTTAGCTGTTAGTCATAGATTCGCCTGTGAGATGCCTGTAATTCAAAAGGATGTTGCGAAGGATTTTCTTGAATATGCAAAAGCCACAATTTTATTGTTACTTACTCCATGTGATGATGTCACGAAATTTGAGAAGTGGATATCAAAGAGTAAGTACAATACTACTGGCCGAGTGTACTTTCGGAAATTGTACCAGAAGATGTTAGCCCTTAAGCGCTCAGATCTTGATTATATGGGCTTTATCAAAGATGAAGATCTCGGCAAGCCCAAAGCGCCACGAGCTATCAATACTGGCAGTGATGCTATTAAGACACGTTTGGGCCCCATTTTTGATGCGATAGACCATCAGACCTTTAAATGTTTGGAGAAATATGTTGTGAAGGGAACAGATCCAAAAGATTGGCCAGCGAGGATGAAACTTATTTTTGGGTCAGCATGTGTGTATGAAACAGATTTTAGTTCCATGGAAGCACATCATCGGGAAGTTTATTCCATTGTGGAACGTTTTTGGATGATGCACATGCTACACAACATATCAAAACCTGGTTTTGGTCTTATTAAACGCATCATTTCAAAGATGGTGTTAGGAACTCATCTCACTAAA